AAGCCTCCTCAGCTCCCTCTGGAACATCCATTTTGCCAGCTGCCGCTTGCTCATCTTCTGCCTTAAAATTCTGTTTTAGAGCACGCCCAAAACTAAGCGGCTCTTGAGTCCGTTCAGTAGTAACCTCAGTATTAGTGGTCTGGTCCTGGTTATTGTTTTCAATGTTATCCATTTAGCCTATCCCTCACTTGGCTCATTACTCGTTTAACTAACTCACTTTGGCGACGCTCCGATCCCTTTTGTGGATCGTAGCCCCGATCATACGCATCGCCAATTTCTACCGCTCCTGCAGCTTTGTATGCTTCTCGCAGTTTAGCTTTGCTTGTGTATATTTCCTTCGGGTTTAGTGGATTGCGGGTTGGTTCCATCTCATCCTGGATGAACAAATCCCGCGCATTAGATTGTACCCGACGCTGTACTTCCTCAATCGGAACAACCTTAAGTTGAATGGGGCACCATTGAAACAATTTATACTTACTCATAATCATCCATAGCTAACAGCAACAATATTATCCGTATTTGCTTTCGCTTGGTGTTGCTGCAGTAGTGGCTTGCGGTTGTGACATAGTGCGAATTGTTTCCATAGAAACGCGCAATCGCTCAATCTCATTTTCTGCAGAAAGACGCCGCTCTTCCATCAACTTTTCCGACTCGCTCATTCTGATCCGCATTTGCTCAAGCTCTAGCTTTTGCAGATCCAAAATCTGGCTCATGCGGTTAGCTTCCATCTGAATGTTATGCTTGGCCTGTTCCGATTCAGTCATTGCCTGAATTTTCAGAACGTCAGCCTGTACATTGCTTCCCTTAATTTGTACTTCCTGCTGCTTAATGGCCAATTCCTGCTGGCCCATGTACTCGTCAAACTGCTGCTTCTGAATAGCAAGCTGGGCATCAAGTTGTGCCCGTTGCATCTTCATTTGCTGATCGGCTGCCGCAAGCTGATTCTTTTGAGCAGCATCCTGCATTTGCATTTGAGTAGCTTGAATACGTGCTTGAGACTCCATTTGCGCGATTTGCATACGAGCTTGCATTTCTTGCTGCACTGGGTCCGGGGGAGGCGGTTGCTTAGCTGCTTCTTCGCGGGCTTGCAGGATTTCACCGATTTGGGCAAATGCTTTGGTAAAGATGCCATCTAGTTCCTTTCCACTCTTGAAACGTTTAATTACGTTTTGAAACAACTCAATGCCAAACCCAAGCAACGGTGGGTACTGTTCAATCAACCCACGCATTTGATTGAAAAAGTCTCCGCAGGTTTGCATCATTTGTGCACCCTCAACTTGCTGCTGCATCTGGTCTATTGCAACCATGCTGTCACTTGCAATTTGTATGCGGTACGTCAGGCGATCATCGCTACGGAAAAGGTTAATGATCTGCTGCTTTAATCCAGCCATAAGAATAGCTGGATCCGGTGGCGGCGGCGGCATTGGAGGGGCCTGTTCCATCGGCATCCCTTCCTCTGGAGCGGGAGGAGGCTCTGGGGCAGGCTGCGGTTCTGGCAATAGCGGAACCAACAAACGGTCCACATCTCCAACCTCAAAAATTAATTCCGGCTCAAACTGAGTCGCAATGATCTCGCCTAATCTGGCAATGCCATCACTAACAAACTTGGCAAACATGTTTTGGCGAACGATCAAACCAAGTGATGACCAAGCGTTCTCTAAGCGGTTAGCAGTAGCAGACTTGTATTGCTCGCTAGTGCCGCGCAAAAGGTCAGATACCTTCAGGGTTTCGTACAGCTGGTTTAGTGCAGTTTCCCGTGCCGCTTGCAACGTTTGCAGTGCATTTACATATGGCGTGATATCCATCGTATCAACACCAGCAGCTAACCCGCCACGGCTCTTGTAGCTAGGCCAGTTCATCAACGGAATCATTTTCAGATCCCCCTGCATCAACTGTTCCATGCTGTTACCAAGCGTTGCATCGTACACTGAATTGGTACGAATTGCCTGAGTAACGGCATGAATACGGGTAGTAAGCCGCTCAACCTCAAGGATCTGATCCTTTACATGGGCATAGTCTGAAACAGGTAGAACGCTGTCAGGGTCAGTGCTTTGAGCTATAATGCTGCAGGGATAGAAGTTCTCAAAATCAATGGGCGGCTCAGATGAGTAAATTACGCTCTTGTCGCTATTCTTGTGAAGCCAGTAAACCTTTTTAGTCTCCTCACACCAAATCTCGTATAGCTCGGCTTTCCCCTCATACTTGGAATCATCCCGGTTCCAATCTTTCTTGTTACGGTCGGGAAACGAATCGTAGGTTAGATCGTCAGAAATGTCCGAGCCAAACATATCCTCTGCTTGAGGACGAGTTAGAAAAGCTCGCCTTGCACGCCACTCAACCTCCATCTCGTTGCGCCCATCACTGCAGAGGTAATCATTGTACTGAATCACATCTAGGGTAGCGTATTCCTCATTCTTTGCTGGGGTAGTTACTGGAACAATTACCAGCCCACCCGTACCCGGCTTGGCTTGGCTAGTATCGCCAGTAAACGGCTGGCCCTTGTCATCAATCAGACTGCCATCGGGTGCTTGGAACAAAGCAATTTCTATAGTCTCATCGTAAATCTCAGCGTCATACCTGGCCCAAAGAACGGCGCGGCCAGTAAGTAGAAACTGCAAAGCAGCATTGTAACCTACGGCGTCAAAAGGGAAGGAAACATCCATACTGTACTGAATGTTTCGCTCAAGCAGGACTGCACTAATTTCCTCAATAACTCCACCAGCACGCTTGCGAAGGTCTACTTCCGCTTTCGGGGTGGACGAATAGTAAGCAGGCAAAAGAGTATTAACACAATACCACCAACTGTTAAGTCGTCGTTCAGTATCATTTAGGATTCCAACCTGCTTTTGCGCGTTGTAAACACGAATAGACTCTTCCGCCATTTCAACAAATTTCTTGCTGCGCTCCTCTGCCTTTCCGATCTCACTCTTCCAGTATGCGCCGCTAAATCGTTCTACTAATGGCTTTATTTTCATATTTTTGCTCTGGTCTGTTCGGCCCTAACTTGGGCAATGTATGCCTGCAACTTTACTATGCCCTTGTTCATAATCTCAGCGGGTTGTTCCCAACTGCTGTCAATCAGCCGTTCCTTGCACAAATACCGTAAAGCATCACAAGCATGATCCTCCCCTGTAGAATCCGCATCCTCTGGATGCCGCTTATCAATTGCTAGTGCCGGTAAAGTTTCAAGCAGATAGGGACACTGAGTCGTAATATACAGCAAGGCTGGCTTTGCAACCAACCGTTGTCTGATCTGGGACCACCCGGACTGCCTGTCATTGTCGGCATGTCTAAAGCTAGGGTGCTTGTATTTTGCAAACACAGCATGAAATTGGTCAGCTATGCTTGGTCCTCCTTGGGTATTGAAAATGCTTGGATCGGCTGCGGCGTGGACGGTTTCACCAATTGAAGCGGCTGCAATTCGGGTGGCTTGGGTAACGTTATCAACTCCCTTACCGTGCATCTCCCGGTAGATGACCATAGCCCCTTTTGGGTAAGGGACCTCATTGCCTTTGTCATCGCGTCCGCTACTAACAGCCCCCCACACAGCGGCAAAAGGACTACGGTAGCCCCAATCATAACCGAGATAACGAGGCCAATGCTTAGGGATATTAAAAGCAGGGACGATATGGCGGCTACTAAACTCTGGAAAGTAAGACCCTTCATGTATCTCCCAATCCCCCTCCAACCATGCCCGGACTAGCTCAGGACTACCCACCATATGTAGCCGGCTGACATAACCGGGATCCTGCGCCAACAGTATTTGATTGTCAGCTATTTTTGAGGGGATGTAGATGTACTGAAACGCATCATTGTTGGGTAAGGTCTTGGTCAAAACCTTCTTACCCGCTGGGGCTGGTCTAATGAACAACTCCTTTAGCCAGTGATGCCCTACACCGCCAGGATTGAACGTAAGAATGACCTGTGGATTACCCTTACCGCGCAAAGCTCCAAAGAGCTTATAAATAGGACTTGGATCCGCAAAGTTTCCAGCTTCCTCCACACAAGCCATGCTTAGGTTTTGCCCTTGGTACTTCTC